TTCCAAAACCAATTGTGTGGCGTAATTTTCGCGGCTTGCGCTTGGTCCTGTCTTTGTCTTGGCAATTACGTCAGCAACGCGGCTGGCCGTCACTTTGCCTAAACGCTGGGCAAACCATTCTTCTGTTCTTTGTTCAATCATAGCAACCTCATAATGTGTAAACCATCTTCTTTGCATCGGTATGTATAACTGCCAACGCCCCAATTTTCTGCGGCGTAAGTGGTAACAGCACTTGCAATGCTTGGTTTTTCAAACTTGCCATAAGGCACCACTTGTTCTTGGCTAATTTTTACATTTACCAAAAATGGGCCAACATATTGTTTTAACTCGCCAAATTTGTATTTAAGTTGCCTTTTGTTTGTTGGCAATCCTTGTATATTGCCAAAACGTGTGCCATCTTCCAAAATAATCAAGTATTGAATATTTAAATTTTTTAAAACCTTGTCAATCTTGGTTATATAGCCTTGCATTAAAGTTTCTTGTTTCATTCTTCATCCCTTGGTATCAGTTTATAAAATCCGCAAATAGCACAATGTAAATGCCTGCGCGTCTCGGTTATCTCCAACTCACCCAATGGGCAGGCTGGGCATGGTAAATCATCCATTTAGTAATCCTTTCAATTCGTTTTTAACTTTAACAACCATGTCTTGCCATTGCTTTTCGTTGTGGCACGCTTGATAAGCAATTCTGTAACTGGCCACTAATTGTTCTTCGTTTTCAGCTTCGCGCATTTTGTCAATCAGTAAACCTAACTTTTCAGCATCAACGTGGCTTTTTGTTGGTAATTCTTTTTTTACTGCCGCATTGCCATCATCATCTTCGGGCGCTTGACCTGTGGCGGCCATCAAAGATGCGCGGCGAATGTACGTCAAACATGACATAAAACCTTGTGGATCGTGTTTGTTAGCTGGGAAAAACAAACGCCCACAATTCATTTGTTCACCAGATTCATGTGTAAACACGGTTTCTATCACAATGCCTTCATTGTGTTCGTAAGTGTGTTGGCTTAAAAATATGCCGTTTTCGTTTAAAGCGTCTATAACGGCTTCAACGCATCCAGCTAGGTCAACGTATCGGCTTTTAAAATGTGGGTTTGTAGACTGTTTTAAAGCGGGCCCAAATGCCTTTTGTGCTTTAACCAATGCTGTTGCTATTTGTTTCATGCTAATTCCTTCATTACATCTTTGATTTGTTCAATTGTTGATTCAAGTTCTTGCTTTAAAAACTCAACTTCAGCGCAAAGGCGTTCAGTCTGTGATTTGTAATAACCGCATTGAAATGCCAGACTGTCGTTTAGTTGATACTTTGCCATTGCATCTAAACAAGCGGTTTCAATTAATTTAAATTGATTCATTTATGCTCTCCAAAAAAATACGTCCAACAAGATAACTACAAAACCAGCAATACTTACTAAAGTCATTGCAATCTCTAGTGCTGTGCGCTTGTGATAAAACTTTGTGATTGATGCGCCGTTTTCTAGTGTGTTAGGAAACGCTTCGTTTAATGTTCTGGGGTAACGATTCATGGCTTTAAATCTCCTGTAATGGTTAAAGCTAGGTTAACAATATAAAGTGGGTGTGAAATGCCAACCTTGACCTGGTCTAAGATAAGGTTGGCTTGTTGTTTAGTCATTGGAATTGGATGCAGTCCAAATGCAACGATAGCGAACGTGGTAACGACCAAGTTCTGATTTAAATAAGTCAATGGCATGGTTAGCATCTAATGCTACGCATTGACCTAAATAATCTCTGTCTCTATAAACATCAAAATAATGTAGTTTCATTTGATTTCCTTAAAAGACCCTATAACGAAATGTTTGGGGCAAGGGTGTATTGTTAATCTAAATTAACTATCAATCAACAATTATTTTGTAGGTGCTTTCCCTAATGTTGCATTTAATTAACAAGTGTTGTATTTAAGTTAAACTATGTTAACATTGGCACATGACAAAAGAACAAGCAATTAACTTAGCAGGCAACCAAGCTAAATTGGCCAAGATACTTGGTATCACCAGAATGGCCGTTTGCCGTTGGAAAGTAATACCCCAAGCTAGGATTTGGCAACTTCAATTGCTACATCCTGAATGGTTTATTAATTGTTGATGTATAATTTTTTTTAAACTAGGCTAGGTTTGGACTGATCCTCCTACCGAAAAGACGATTCGTTACCGTCCTGCCATAGTTTCTTTTGTAACGACAACCAAGAACGTAAGGTTTTATGCACTACTACAATTTCCATATTGGGGATTACAAATCCCACACCTATCATTTAACCGTAATTCAAGATTGCGCTTTTCGCAGACTTCTTGACCATTACTATCTGCATGAAGCGCCAATAAAACAAAGAGACATAGCCAGACAAATAAATATGTCTGATTATGAGCAAGATGTTTTGTCTGTTCTTAATGAGTTTTTTCACGATAGCCCAAATGGGTATCTTCATCCAAGAGCAGATAAAGAAATTGAGGCTTATCACGCCAAAATTCAACAAGCGTCTAAGGCTGGCAAAGCATCCGCTGAACGTAGGTTCAACGGCCGTTCAACGGACGTTCAACCAACCAATAACCAAGAACCAATAACCAATAACCATATATATAGTGATTTTGAAAAAATCTTGAAAGCAAAGCGGAAACCATTAACCGATACGCTTTTAGATTCAATTCAAGATGAAGCTAATAAAGCCAAGTTAACATTGGATGAAGCACTAAAGATTTGTTGTGCTAGGGGTTGGACAACCTTTAAAGCTGATTGGATGTTAACCAAAGCCGATGTTATTCACCAAACTGTTCCAAGCACGTTTGACCGTGACCCAGTTCTTGTTAAGCTAGATGAAGAAGCTAAATTGTTAACAACGATTCCAGAAGATGTTAAGGCTAAATTCAAAATGTTAAAAGGCGGAAAATAATGCAAACAATAATTGTTCCAGTAAGTGGCGGGAAAGATAGCCAACTTTGCTTACAAATGGCTTTGCAGGCGCATGGATCAGAAAATGTAATTGCCGTACATCAAAGCACGGGCTACGATCATCCATTAACCAATCAACATCTGGTTGACATGGAAAATCATTACAAAGTAAAAATCCATATTACTAAATCCGACAAATATGATGATGTTTTTGATTTTGTTGAAAAAGTAGGGTATTTTCCTAGTAGTGTTGCAAAATCTTGCACCAGCCGATTAAAGCAACAACCTTTTGCTAAATGGTTGATTGACAATGATTATTGCAATGAAAACTACGTTATTTGGATGGGTATGCGTAAAGATGAAAGTCGTGCCCGTGGTGCTAAATATTGCACTTGGAACGATCTTGATGAAATAACTTTACAAGATTTTTCTACTGAATACAGAAATAACATTTTTTCTAAAGTTAAAGTACGTTTACCAATTGTTGATTTTTTAGAAGCTGAAGTATTTGATGCTTTATCTGTTGCGCCAATTAATCCACTTTACAAAAAAGGCCATAAACGTGTTGGATGCTATCCATGTTTGTTGGCTAGGAATAGTGAATGGGAATTGGCGGCGCAAGACCCTATTGGACGCAAAAACATAGAAAGATTGATTGAAATTGAAGATAAGTTTATTGCTGACAAGAATCCAAGAAAGTTAATCAAAATACATCCAACCCGTGATGTTAGAGGTTTACTAAAAGGGGATTTGTTAACAGATACCACAAATTCAGAATGTTCTTGGTGCAGTATTTAAAAATTAAAAATGAATCCAGTTGACCATTACGCCAAACTTGCCATGATGCCTGAATGGATTGATTACGTTCGTTATCAGGTCAAACAAATGGAAAAAGACCCAAGCGGATTATGGATTGGTTTAGGTAAAGCAGTTGCTAAAAGAATTGAGGAATTGAAATGTCAACATTAATCATTGAATCTTGTGAAAAAGTAATTGATGAAGTGAATAGTCCATCTAGCATTGTTCATGTTAAGAATTCATCAATCATTGCTAAACACTTAAATGCCGATTTAATTAGCCATCAATCACAAATTGATAACGTTAAAAATAATGAATACGACAATATTATTTGCGCTTATGGTTCTCCTTACATGAAATACAACGCATATTTAGAAATTCTTGACAACAATCCAAATGCAAAAATGTATTGGTTGGTTAACGATCACGATGTTGAGGACAACATTCTTTTACGTAAATGGTTAATTAAAAATAATCGTCCATATCACATGATTTGCAACAACCCACGATCAGGTTATCGTGGTTGGATATTGAGAAAATCAATGAATGGAAAAACTTTAAACGATTGGATTGATGAATGGCATACTATAAATTTGAATACTTTAATATTCAATGAAGATTTATTCTACAAAACTTATGAATGCAATACACGCGAAAACAATTTGATTTATTACGGCACATTTCGTAAACATAGAATAAAAGATATGCTTGATTACAATGGCGTAAATTACCACATCAGCACATCAAAAAAGAATCAAATTAAATTTGCTAACGCTGGCGTTAATGCAAACTTTATTGAAAAACTAATGTGGTCTGATAAGCCATTTGATATGTTTGAACCTGTTGGCTTGAGGTTAAGAGATTACAAATATTCGCTTTATCTTGAAGACGATCATACCCATGAAAATTACGCATTTATGGCCAATAGGTTTTACGAATGCGTAATGAATAACACTATTTTATTTTTTGACCATCGTTGCCAATTGGTGATTGAACGTAGTGGATATGCTATTGATCCTTTTTTAATGGTTAAAAATGCTGATGAATTGAACGAAAAAATGGAAATTTTAAATTCAGATCAAGATTCATTTAATTACGCGCTTAACAAACAACGATCCAATTTTGATTTAATAGTTAAAGAAAAAAATAAGGTTTTAGATCAATTAACTGAATTGTTAGAAGAAAAATGTTTCATTTAGTATTCAAAGTTGATGGCGCACCAGTTCCAAAAGGTAGACCAAAGTTTGCTAGACGTGGTAACTTTGTTTCTACTTACACGCCCAAAACAACCTTGCAATATGAAGATTTGATAGCTGATGGCGCTAAACGTGCAATGGGCGCATCAGAACCGCTTGAAACGGCTTTGGAGGTGTTTTTCTACTTTTCTATACCTGTGCCTAAGTCGTATTCAAAAAAGCGCACAGAAGCCTGTTTAAACGGTTTAGAACGCCCTATGAAAAAAGATTTGGATAATCTCATCAAAAGCGTTGCTGATGGCATGAATAAGATTGTTTACAAAGATGACGCACAAATTGTTGCATTACACGCCACTAAGGTTTATGGTGATCCATATGTTGAAGTTCTAATAAGGGAAGCAGAATGAGTACAGCAATTCT